CGTCGCGGCTCTGTTCAATCCCGCCGACGAGAGGGTCAGCGCGTCGGCGGCGTCCTTCCCCGACGCCTTGACCCGCTTGTTCGCGGCATCGACTTCCAGGGTCTTGGCGACGTGCTTGTCGAACTCGCGCTGCGCCGCGCGCGACGCCGCCGCGATCGCCGCCAGACCCACCTCGGCCTGGCGGGCATCGACAATGATCTCGGTGACGATGCGTTGGTCAGCCATCCGCGTTGTTCCGCATGGCTTCCGCCATGCTTCTGATCCAGAGGTCGTCCAATCTTTCGATCATGGCGACCTCCCATGGCAACAGACGCGTGCCCGACATGCGGCTGAACGAATCGATATCAGACCATTCCAATGGCGAGACGCCAAAGCCGGAGCCGCCCTTGCGATTGCGTATCCGGTGATAGGCCCGCCACAGGTACATCGCCGGCATCGGAAAGTCCGGCATCCATAATTCGTCTTCGTACTCGGCGCGCTTTTCGCTACGCCGGGTTCGCTTCACCAGGCCTTCCAGCGTCTCTCGATAGGAGGTGCCTTTCTTGTCGGTCGCGCTTAGTCGGAATTCACACTCGGCGAAGTCCGTGAGTTGGTCGCCGAGTGTTTGGTAAAAGACTCATCCGAATTGAAATACTCCAGCAACTGCAAATAAATCTTCCCGAACGACGGGTCGAGCAACAACTTGATGACATTCTCACGACTATACGGATAATCGTTGCCGCTCAATCTGACCGGCGTCCAGTCCAGCACGCGGATGGCGAAGCTCTCGGCGTTCTCGCGCCGCATCTCGTCCGGCGTGCGATCCGGCTCGATCCATTTGCGCCGGTTGACCACCGCCTGTTCGCGCAGGCGCTGGACACGCAGCGCCTCGCGCGCGGCGATATTGGCCGCCTCGATGGAGCGCGGATGACCGGGTCCGGCCAGCGTCCAAACCCATGTCGTGATCTCGCCACTCTTGGGATGCACGATCGCCAGTTCATCCGTCGCGGTGGAGCGCAGATCGTCCAGATCGAAAGGATCGCCGGCCGCGTTCCCGTTGAGTTCCCCGTTACTCATGCATTCTCCTGTTATTGGTTGAACCCTTAAGTCGCGCTCGACTGGATCTTGATCATCGTTCCGTCCGTTTCCGGAGAGGTGACGTCCTTGCCGATCAGCGCCATCGGCACGGTGACGGACTGCGTGCGCGGCCCGCCTTCCTTCGCGTAAGCCGATTTGGTCAGACCGCCGAGCGTCAGGTTGGGAACGTAGATGGACAGGAAGCTTTTCGGCTCCGCTTCGTTCTCCACCGCCAGGATCGAGATCGAATATTGCGTCTCCGCGATGAAATCCTGCAACATTTGCAGGTCTTTCCGCAGCGCCGTGAAGTTGATCCCGATGCCCATCTGACCGGTGAAAACATCAGGTCCGTACTTGATATTTCCGGAGCCGAACACGTCGGGGCTCATCGGCGAGATGTCCATTGTCAGATCGAAACTGGTAAGGTCCACCATGTCCCGGCCGCCGATGCGGATGGTGGCGTCCACCACCGCCAGCGGCAGCGACGTGGTCGGGGTCGGCGTGGTGAAGACCGGCGAGGTGGCCGTGTCGTTGACCGACATTTGCCCGGTGCCGATGCCGGACGGGTCCATGGTGATGATGCCGTTCGGTGCCATGCCGACCCGCATCGCGCCCCACACGAAATCCGACATTACCATCGACTGATCGATGTCGATCTCGTATTCCTCGACGGTGAAGTAGCGTTTGATAAGCTGAGTGCCGGACTGGATCAGCTTCTTGCCGGGACGGATGATGGAGAACGCGGCGTCCGCCGCCGCGGCGGCGAGCCATTGTTCACCAATCGTGATGGTCGTGGGGGTCAGCCCGGTGATCCGCATGTTCCGGTTGTTATTCCCCGTCGCGGAATGGCCGGTCAGACGAATGATATCGCCGACCTTCAGTCCGGCGGTGATCCACGACCCGGCGGTGGCGACGATGGTGGCCGGCGTATTGGTGCCGGCGACGTAAGCCGTCGTGGTGATCGAGGTCAGGCCAGCGGTCACCTCGGTGATCGTCAGATCGGCCGCCGACATCGTGTCGCGCATGATGGCTTCCGCGATGATATCGAAACTGCCGAGCGAGGCCTCGCCGCTCCACGCGCCGGTCGTCTTCTGGATGCCGTGCCTGCCCCGCGTCCGCATCCCATCGTAACGAACCTCGTTGCTCTCGGTCGCGGCCTTGGTCAGGTCGCCGCCGGTCCCTCCCGCGACGCGCAAAACCTGCGCGCCCGTGCCGGTCGCGGGGACACCCAGCCCGGTTTGCGCCTTGTAGGCGACGATGGCATTGCTTTGGGTTTGGTACGCCATGGGAACAACTCCTGTGAGCGGGCCTTTCAGGCCGTGTAATAGAAATCGAACGGCACGCTACAAAGCAGGATCGCGTAATTTCCCGCCTCATCCGTGGCCACGCTGTCGTACGCCGAGAAGTCCAGGGTTCTGACGGTCTGGCCGAGCGCCTCGTCCCTTCCGAATTCCGCGCGCTCCATGAACAGCGCCAGCGCGTCGGCGACCTCCAGTGAGTCGTCCATCCCGGAATTCCAGGGTGCCCAGATGTAAAACCTGACCAGACCAGGATGGATGTAGAGTTGATTTCCGCGCTGGCTGAACCCGGTCAACGCGTTGTAGCCGCCGACGATCTCGCATTCGATGAACGGCAATGCCTTCTGCTGCGGATCTTCCCCGTCCCAGTTTTCATTCGCCCACCGCAACGGGAGCGCGTTGAAGTTGGCCTCCACATGCGCGCGGATGGCCTTGACCGCCGGTCCAAGCATCAGACCCTCATTTCAATTTCCAGAGCCGGGAAACGATCCTTGGCGTCGCCACCCGAACGCGGCCCGCCCTGCGAATAGAATTTTCCACTCCGGTTTCGCTTCGGCGACCGCGCGACGGCGGCCTGTTCCGCCAGCGCGCCCGCGACGTTTCCGTGATAGGTGAAACGAATGATGGCGATCTTACCATACGACTTTTGCAGGTCGCGCGCCGTGACCTCGTAAACGCCGTCCGGCGCCTGCGCCGACAGGCCGGGGCGGCGATGACTTAACCGGTTACGGAACCTGGCGTAGGGCGTGCCCTCGATCTTCCTGGCGTAGGGTTTGGTGTTGATGATGACGGCCTTGTCGCCCTTCTTCAGTTCGACCTTGTTGCCGCCTTCCAGGGTCGCGTCGCGACGCGCGCCGTTGACGTAGAGCCAGTGATTGTCTCGGTAATGTCCGTCCCTGCCGGGACCGACCGGCGAACGCGTGATCAACAAACGCAGCGCCTCATCGACCACGTTGGCGTGCATGTGGAACAGCGTGTCGGTGTATTTCAGCGCCTGATCCAGCGCCTTGTTCGCCTGACCATCCACGAGTTGCTCGACGATCGCCGGGGAGCCGAACACATGGACGATGGCGGTCTGATTCGCCCCGACCAGCCGTTTCGTCTCGCTGATCAGAGTCTTGCGTGTGTTGACTTTGATGATGTCGATGAAGTCGGTGACCTTTTGCGGGGTAAAGCCGGACATCAGGCCATGCCCATCACTTGCATGATGTGTTCGGCGACGACGCCGCCGGGCGCGGCGACCTGTACGCCCTGCACCGTGTAGGTCGTGTCGGCGATGATGATCTGATCACCCCGGCGAATGGGCATGGGGAAGCCGCTGGCGACGATGTCCTTGTTGCTGACCCTCACATCCATGCGGCCCTGCACGACGCCGCCAGTGGCCTCTCCGGGGGCCGTGAACGTGGGCACGCATTTCAGGTGGACCTCGACCCGTGGCGTGGTGCGTCCCGCCAGCCGGATCAGCGTGCCGGGTTCACCGACCCGCTCGATGGCGCGGGCCACGACCTGGGCGATGTAATCGCCCTTGCTCACGCGTTGAACTCCTGGAACGGCCGCAGCATCTCGCAGATTTCCGGCGGCAGTCCGGCCTGACCGGGCGCGGCCGGATTGTTGTATTCCTCGCGCAACACGCCGGGGATGTCCTGCGAGCGCAGGAAGCGGTCGCGGCCAAAGGTATCGTTGCGGATCTTGAGAAGGGCCAGACACGCCGCCTGAAGATCCGGCGGCAAATTGTTGGGGTTGTCGTAGCCGCCCGTGTAGACGATCTCCACGGTCGCGGTGGACGCACTACCCCAGTGCCAGTGCCAGTGCGTCCGAATCCCGCTGTTCAGGCTCCATATCCGGCCGCGTTGGGCGTCCAACTGATAATCGTCGGCCGTGAACGGCGGCTCGTCGGGATCATCTTCGTTGAAAGAAATGATCTCCACCACGGGATAGCGACGCAGCGTCAACGGCTGAACGGCCATCGAGGCATCCACGACATACCAGTAATCCGGCCCGTGCCAGACTTCGCGCACCGTCTCGCTGACCAGGGTCCGGTTGCAATGCCGCTCGATGTAAACGCTCACCTCGCGTATCCAGCGCGCCAGCCGCGCGTCGTTCTCGTCGGTGGTGATGCCGAGTTCCTCTTTCGCGATCTCCAGCGTCGTCAGATCGTGCGATGCCGCCGGCTCGATCACCTCGATGATGGAAGACTTCATAACCGCGACACCCGGCGGAACGCGAACGAGGTGATCCCCTCGCGGCCCAGGATCGTCTCCACGTCGCTGGCCTCAAGTAATTGCCAGCCCAGATCGGCCATGAATTTGATCAGGCCCCACCGGGTGAAATACCAATAGTGTTCATCTTTGCGATAGTGTCTCGACCCAACGACCTCGCGGGGGCCGTTGAACGTCGGCAACGAGATGAACACGCTGTCCTCGACCTGTTCCAGCAACTTTGGAAAGTCCGGGATGTGCTCCAGGCTGTCCCAGAACGACATCGCCAGGCACGGCTGGCGGTAGGGATTCCATAGCTTCTCCTGCGCCTTCAGCCAGGCGACGCCGGCCGGGTTGATATCGTAACCCCAGGTAAACGGCCGGGCGTTGACGAAGGCTCCGGAACCGATGCCGATGTCCACCAGATGGCCGGTGAAATGCCGCGCGACCAGCGCCACGCGGGCCACGGTCAGCCGCGCGCCCAGTTCGGTCTGGGCGTAGCGCTGGTACTTCTCGAAGTAAGCGTCGTCGTAGACCCCGGCGCTGTTCGCCGGGAAATACCCGTAGCCCAGTTCGGGAAACCAGCAGAGTTCAGTGGACAGCGCCTTCGTCAGGCAGCGCGGGAAGGTCGGGAAAGGCGTGGCAAGGCACCGACCCAGCGACTCCACTGCCGTTCCAGATCCGGTATCAGCTTCACGCACTGGTGCCGCATATCGATGCATTGGCAAAATTCCTTTGGTGTCGCGAAGCCGATCCTTGATCCGTCCATGCGTCGATCGATGATTTTGTTCGGCGCGTTCATCCCACCATTGCCACCAAGCACGACAAAAATTGGCGTCCGCGTCGCCATGGCCGCCGGAACGATCCATCCGACACCTCCAACCACGACCGTCGCGTCGCGTATCATCGCCATCAGTTGGTTCACCGTGGCCTCGCCGCGCAGCCAGGCCTGATTGTGCGGCGGCGGCACGCCGCCCTCGATCCATTCCGCGTTGTGAGTGTTGCTGGTGTCCGCGATCACCACCACCGCGAAGCCACGCCGCTTCAAATCCCCGGCGATGAAATGAATGTATTCCGGCAACGGATTCCTGGCCTGGTTGTCCCACTCCAGTCGCCGCATGACCGGCCGCACGATCGCCAGCGGCGCGCCGCCGGTATCGAACGGCGACGGACCCATGTCCGGTAAATCCCAGTCAGGCGTTTTCGCTTCCGCCGCCGTCATGGGCAGCTTGCGCTCCATGGCGGCGAACACACCCTTGTCCATCTCCAGATGGCCATAACCCAGCGCGATGGTGCCCAGGCCCGCCGGCAGCGGGGTCCAGCGTTCCGGTGGCTGGCGGCGGATGTTCTTGTTCTGGGTCCGCAGCAATCGCTCGCCACGAACGAATTTCAGGTTGTCGATGTCGTCATAGAGTTCCGGCCACGGCGTATCGACGTAGAGCGTGCGGCGTTTGGCGGCGGATTTTAGTAACGGTCTCGTATATATTGCATCTCCGAGACCCCAAGGAGCCTTTATATGCAGTGGCGTCAACGGGCTTTCCGCTTCGCCCCGGCTTTGCGCGGTGCTTTCTTCTCGTCATCATCATCATCATCATCGTCTTCCGGCTCGTCGGCGACCACGCGGGTCGGCTTCGTCTCGCTCAGTGCCCGCACCGCCAGCCCGGCCATTTCCAGTTCCGTCGCGCGGTATTCCGATGTCTCGAATTCCTGTCCTCGCTCCACCTGCCCCTCATGGTCCGCGTTGTACCAGTCAGCCATCGCTCGCATGAGGGGCATTGGAAGTCTCCTAGATCAGGAACGTCTGTTTCGCGCCTTTCGCCAGATTATCCTGTTTCCACAAAGGTTGCAGGTTAGTCAGCGCCCAGGCGGCTTTGAATTCCGGGTCGTCAGATGAGGTGAATTTGAACGATGAGAGAGGCACGATGTGGTCGATGTGCCATTTATCCCGATTGTCCCAGGTCATATCCTTGAGGAACTGCCGCTCCAGGTGAACCACAAGCTGTTTCAATGTGTAACCAACCAGCGTTTCCCACCTTCGACCCGCCTTACCATCCAAAAGGCTTTTCCGAATTCTGGCGGGAAAAAGCGTTCGTAGAGCAAACTCAGGATCAATCCGACGTCGCGAACGATTGTATTCCATGTTGGGTTCATAACGACAAGAGTTACAAAACCGCTGATTGTGAGCGTTCCGGATAAATGTAGCCGTGCATTTTACGCAAACAACCTCAACGCCACCTCGCAACGGAACTCCAGCGGCTCGCCGCTTTTTCTCCCGAGTTTCCCGGTTGTAGGCATTCAGTTTTGATCGCTGACAACCATCGCAAAACACATGATCAGAACGTGTTTTGATGAAAGTGTTCACGCATGTCTGACAGGTGGTTTCGGTTCCAGCCGAAAAATCACAAACTCGGCCTTGCCTCTCATGATACCGGCGAAGATCGCCTTTTTGACGTCTTCTTAGTCGGCATGCGACGCACAGCGTTCGTTTTTGTCCAGGCCCTGGTTGATCTGGAAGCGGGGATGAGCAGTCAACGCAATTCCTGATAATGGTGTAGGCAGACATTTTCGATCCTCATACGGTCGATGGTGTTTAGGGCATTCAAAGGGGTGCAATCCCGATGAATGCCCGATCCTAACTACGTCTTTTCGTTTACGGCAGGGTACCATAGATGAATGCGGCGGGCCTGTAAACAGCTAATGCAAGCCTCTCTTCAGCCCTGATTGTGATCATATTCCTAACAAAATTATCCTGATCCTCGGTCGAAATGAGTACCTCGATGCTCATCCGATCAAAGATCTGCGCGCCCAACCGAAACGCGCCCGTGAGGAATTTCGATACCTGCATCGCCGGGGTCTGCACCACCGGCAAGGTCCACAGCCGCGCCGCGATCTGGTTCTGCGGATCACCAACGATGTAGCGATTCATTCCATCTTTTGTGAGTTCGATCTTGGCCCAGTCGGTCGGATGCATAACGTAACCAGTCGCGGGATACAGAGCCAACGTGGCCTGGAGCGCCGCCAGACGCAGCGTGTCGATGGCCTGGGGCGCGGTGGGCGCGAACGCCGCCGCGTAGGCCGTCGCCTGGGGAATAATACCCAGAAGATGCTGCCCGGTGCCGTCACCGTAAAGCAGTTCGTTCTCCTCGACGTATTCCAGCCCGTAGCGCAGCCTGCCATCGATGTAGGACTGCAACTGCGGCACGTCGTCCATGATCTGACGGCTCGCCTTCATCCAGTGGGCGATGGTGCGAACCGGTAACGACTTCAGGTCGAAGGTGATGTTGGACTGCGGTTTCAGAGCGCCCTCCGAAACCACCGCGGCACCCGTGGTCATCGGATTATCCGTCTCGACCGGATATTCAATCGCGTTCGACCGGGTCGATCCCGGCGTCAGCAGATCGCGCACCACCAGATTGCGCCGGGGCGGCTGCACCATCGGCTGGCGGTCGGGAATGATCAACGCGTTGGTTGGCGACACCCCCGTACCCCACAACGCCGAGCCACTAAAGATATCCTTCAGTTCCACGGTGATGCGGGCCTGGCCGTTCTTTTGCTCCATGAGCGATTTGACGCCCGCGTCGTCCACCACATGCTGGCCGAGCGTTTTCATATCCGGCGGCATATCGCCGTTGCCACGTCGCGACATCTTCTGTTCGACGTCGGTGAGGCGGGTGGACAGTTCGTTCATCGAAGTCAGCGCCTTGTCGGCGTTGGCCTTGGTCTCCTCCGTCGCCACGCCGAGATTTTTCATCTCGGTCTGCACTTTCTCGGCGAATTTCTTGACCTCGTCCGTCGCGCTCTTGAGATCCACACTGAGCGCTTTCAGTTCGATATCGGTTGGAACGTCGCCACCATCGGGCATGTCAGTCTCCTATTTTAGGAAGGGAAAAGCCGCTGAGAGTGTGGCCTATGTCGCCAAACACTCTCCGCTTCGATTTTGCCTCCTCTTCCCGAGGATCGGCGGTCGGCGTCTTTTTCCACGCGCGTCCTTCAGACAGCGCGCGGGCCTCCGAGTTCGAATACTTAAACCCATACTGGGTGGCCGCGTCCCGCAACCAGTCTTCGAACTGTCGGATCGTTTCCGGCTTGGTCTTGGTCTTCAGTTCCTCCCCGGTAATCTCTTTGTAGACATTCTCCACATGTTTCAGCAGCAAGGAACGCTCGTCGCTGTCGGGCATCTCACTCAACAGCGCCCAGGCGTTCCGCAACTCCACCGCCGCGTGCGCGTTCCTGACGGATTTAACGCTCGTGATGCGCGCCATTTCATTGGCGGGGCTGCATACCGGATCGACCGAGTACAGATCGATGGCGGTCAGCGTGCGGCGCGGCTCACCCGCCTTGGTACCGTACGTGGCCCCGCCCTCGCGCGTGGCGAAGGCGATGGACAGGCTGGTCATGACATCCTCTTTCATGAGGTCATGCACGCGCTTCACATCCGGGTGATCCAACGCGATCAGCCTGCCGCTCATCTTCAGGCCTTTGTCGTCCACTTCCGCGCTCGTCCACTTGCCGATCGGCAGCGGATCGCCACCAAATTCAAAAGCGGAATGTTCCGCGTACATGAATGGCATGGTGCCCTTGGATTTGTGTTCCTCCAGCGTCGCGTCGAACGCGTTCGGCGTGATCAGGTCGCCATGCAGATCAAGCACGCCAAAGACCGTGGCGTAACCGACAATCTCCCCGGTCGCCGGGTCACCTTTGAATTTCAGTTCGGCGTGCGCCGCGTAGCGTTCGCGCTGGAACATATCGGTCCCCTATGCGCCCGCCGGGGGCGCGGCTGATTGATCCGCGACCGGATCGGGTGGAGGAAGTGCCTGGGCCTGGGCCTGGTTTTCCATCTGCTTTTCCAGATCCTTCGCGCGCACGCGCCCGCCGTTCACGATGAGATCGTCGCCGCCTTCAAGCGGGCCATCGTTGTTCTTCGCGCGCATCTCGTTCGCCGTGTTGATGCCGCTGTCCACCATGATCTTCATCACGTTGGCGCGCTTCTCGCTGTCGGTACGCAGCAGACCCTCGACGTTGAATTCGCAATAATAGGCGATGCGTTGCGCTGGCGTCATGATGGCGCGGGTGATCTCCTGTTCGATGGAGCGCAGGATCGGCCGCAGACCGTAGGTCAGGAACCACAAATTCATTTGTTCCAGACCGGTACCCCAGGCGGTGGTTTTCTCCATGTGGCCAACCATGACCGGCGCGACACCATACCATCTGCATATCTGTTCGACCGACCACGCGCGCGTCGCCAGTAGCTGCGCGTCTTCCGGCTTCATGGTGATCTGATCGAGGCCCCAGCCACCCTCGATCAGCGGGATCTTGCCGCTGTTGATCGAGCCGGTAAACCGCTCCATCCATTCGTTGCCGAACCGTTCTCTCTGCGTATCGGACAGGAAGACGGGAGCCTTCAGTACCATCGATGGACGCATGCCGTTGCGGAAGAAGCTTCCGGCGCTCTTCTCGGCGGCGACCGCGATCCCCAGCGTCTCTCTCGCCTGACTGATCGGCGACATGCCGACGCGGCCATCGAGCGAGAAACCGCGAACGTGGAATATCTGCTTCTCCGTGAAGTCCTCGCGCCGCTGCCCGTCCGCGTAGGCGTAGCGCAGCGAACCGTCCTTCTCGATGTGAATGGAAACCTTGTTGGGCAACAGCGGCGTGAGCGAAATGACCGAGCCGTCGCGGCGCCGGTCGATGTAGGCGTAGCTATTGCCCCAGAGAAGCAGGCACGCCGTGGTGGCCGTCCAGAAGGTCGCCGCCGACATGTCCGCGTTCGGCTGGTCGTGCAATAAGGTGTAGAGGGGAATGCCCCTGACCTGTTCGCCCCGGCCGTCAGGGAGCTTCTGGAAGGTCTGCATGGGCAGGGTGCTGATGGTCGATGAGATCAACCGCACGCACGCCCAGACCGTGTCGATGTTCAGCGCCGCCTCGACGCCGACCGTCTCGCCCGCGTAGCTGGGGCCGCCGCCGTAATACTGATAAAGCCGCGGGTCGGTCAGGCCGATTCCGCTGGCGATGGTGGTGACGGCTTTGAGTTTGAGGCGACTCCAGAGCGACATGCGGTCACCTCATTTCATTCACATGACAGGACGAGTCAGGAACCCTTCCAGGCCGGCGTTGTCGTCTTTCATGCTTTCGCCAATCGACATGATCAAACTCATGACCCCGTCTATCCGCCCGGTACTGAGCTTCTTCGTCGGCATGTAGTTCTCGTTCACGTCGGTGCGGACACGCAGGTTGAGGGCCATCCAGCGCAGCACCGGGTTGCCGCCATGATCGATGCGGTTGGACAACAGCCACGCCAGCAATTCCTTGGTTGGCGCGGTATAGCTTCTGATGCCCTGGATGAATTCATGCACGTTCAGGCCGGCGTTTTGCAGCCCGACGGCGATCTGCGCCGCGTTCCATGGATCGTAGGCGATCGAGGCGATGTCGTAGAGCCGCGTGTCTTCCTCGATGTAGCGCTGGATCTCGTTGTGATCGATGATGTTGCCTTCCGTCGGCTCGATCAGCCCATCGGATATCCAGCGGCGATACTGGACCTGATCGCGATCGGCCTTTTGCTCGACCGTGTCGTTCGGCATCCAGAAATTGCAGACCACCTGCCAGCGCCCGCCCAGGTCCATGGGCGGGAACAGCTTCACATAGGCCGCGAGGTCGGTCTTGGTCGCCAGATCGAGACCGGCGAAGCAGCGTCTTCCACGCAGCGTGTCCGGATCGAAGGGACCGAGCGAATTGGCGTCCCAGAGCGGCCCGCTGATCAACTGGGTGGCCGACGCCGTGCGCATGTTCAGCCGCAGCCGCTTGAATTCCATCTGTTTGGCCGGATTGTGCTTCGCGGCCCGCGCCTGGCGGTGCATATCGTCCGGTTTGACCGAGATTCCCCAGTTCGGGTTCGCTTTGATCCATGCTTTGGGGTCGTCCCACTGGTCTTCCGGGTCCAAAGTCGCGATGTAGACAAACCATTCGTCGTCGGAAAAGGCCTTTTGAACGACATTTCGCGCGTAAGTATGTTCCTGAGAATAGACGCTCTCGGGACTGTCGTCCCCGGCGGTCGTTATGATCCACATCAGAGGTTGCCGTCTGGACCCCATCGCGGTGTCCAACACGTCCAAAACGGCCCGATTCCGGTGCTTGTGAAGCTCATCGATGATCATCGCGTGCGGGTTGAGGCCGTCCATGGTGCGATCGTCGGCCGATAACGGCTGAAAGCTGGACATGGTGTCGTCCACCGCCAGGGAGAGCCGGTACACCGAGATGATTTTCTGTAGATCCTCCGAATGCAGCACCGTCCGGCGCGCTTCATCGAATACGATGCGGGCCTGGTCTTTCTTTGTCGCCGCGGAGTATACATCAGCGCCCGGTTCACCATCGGCGACCAAACACTTGAGGGCGATGACCGATGCACTTGTTGATTTACCGTTTTTTCTTGCGACTTCTTCGTATATTACTCGGAATCGTCGCAATCCGTCCTTTCGGAGCCATCCGAACGCTGATCCATGGACGAATTGCTGCCAGGGTTGCAGTTCAATGCGCTGGCCGGCCCATTCGCCCTTGGAATGGCGGCAAAAGTGGGAAAACTCGATCGCGGCCAGGGCGATATCGGGTCGCCAGACATAGCCGGTCTTCTTTTGGTTCTCGATATCGCGGAAATGCCGCTCGCAGGCCAGTTTCACGAGGTTTCCGGTGACGATTTTACCGTTGATCACGTCCCAGGCATACGCTGAAACAGGATCGACGGCCGGTTTCGGGCGTTTCACTTCATCAATCGCGCCCGAACCGCGCAATCCTTCGCTTCCAGAAGCTTGCGTAAACAGGCCGTTCGCTCTTGGTTTCGCGGCAGTTCCCTGACCATGTCATCCGCCAGAGCGGCGAATTCCTGGCTGATCACCGCCAGATGATCCGGCAGATGCAGGTAATCGAAGAATTGCAGCAATGGTTCCGTCACCGTGTCGGTCGCCATGACGTCAGGCGGCCGGCTGCGGCGCGTCGGTGGGCAGTGGCGGGGGCGGCGGGTCTTTTTCCTCGCCTTCGTCTTCGTCTTTGTCGGGTTTTGGATGGTCTGACATGGTATTTCTCCTCAATTCACCGTTTTTGGGGGCGTTCGCGAGGTCTCGGCACCTCCGCGAACAGTGACGCGAAATTCATTGGTGGCGTCTCGCGCATGTATTTGTGCCAGGCGGCGGTCACCGCGCCCGTGCCGGGAAACAGGTCATCAAGCGTGTCGCCGGATTCCGCGCCAAGCAAATCGAATATCCATTCGCTAATGGCCAACGGCTTTCTGCCTGTCAGGCTTTCCTCGGTCCTGGCCTGGGGACGGTTGCCGTAGACGATCCAGTCGCGCGTGATCCCGTTCGTGCACCATCCTTTTCTTTCGGATCGACCGCCACGCCAGATGACCGACTCCCACGCGTATTGAACGCGTATCGTGCGGATCTGCGAGAACCCCTTGCACATAGCTCCGACGCGAACGTCAGACGGACACATGGGCAGGATGGTCCGTAGCGACGACGCGTGCAGCGACAGTGCCCATCCGTCCGGCCACTCATCAGACAACCGCTCGATCAGCGCGCGATGCGTTTCCGGGTCGTCCCAAATCATCGCGTCGGTATGATTCTTCGCGTACATCCGGCCGCAACCAAGATAAGGCGGGTCAGCGTAAGCGAATTTCACTCAATTCACCGTCTTTGGGGCGTTCGCGAGGTAGGATTCGAGGCTTTGGCGGGGCGGATCTTTCGGATGGGCGCGGTTCAGGTTGGTGATGCTGGAGGCCAGCGCGGGCGTTTTGGAGGTGTCGGCGAGGATGCGCGGACGGGAAATCGGCGAGAAACCAAGCTCGTTGCCGTGTTTTCTGACCAATTCGCCCTGTTTGGAGATGATCTGGATCAGCGCGCTGGTGAACTCCAGCGATCCCTTGGCGTAGGTGAGCTCGCCGTCACCCATCTCCTTCACCGCGCGCCTGTGCAGGTTCAAGGCGACCACGTAGGCCTCCAGAATGCCGGTATCGAGGCGCTTGATCAGGTCCGGCGGGCAGTTTTTGAGGGTATTTTCCCAGATTTCGCGCTGTGCCGGCGAAAAATGCGCGGGCGCGGATTCGGCCGCTTCCTCGCTCAGATTGCCTTCCGGCATCGGCTCATCGGGGTTCATCGGCTTGTTCGACCCGTGCAATCGCTTGAGCGCGGGCAGTTTGCGGGTGTGGCCTCGCATGATGGCTCCTCATGAAGATTTGAATGGTTTGGTGCAACGCGCGAAGTCTTCGCCGCAACGCCGAAAGCATTCGTCAGTAAGTCGCGCTCCCCACGCTCTGGATTGTCTGGGCGAGCGCCATCGTCGTGACACGGCCCTCGATCAACAGGTCGCAATCCGCGAGGAAATACTCGGCCAGTTCGTGGGATTTGGGATCAACCAACGGCATCACGGCTTCCAGGGTAATTTGCCGTCGTGCGCGACGAGGAGGGCGCGGTAGCAGTCGCCGCAATAGGGCCGGTCCCAGACCAGGAAAGCGGCGTTTTGGCCACAGCCGCACTTCAGCCCGCGCCAGAACGAGGGGCCTGATGCCGCGAAGGGCGTCATGGCGCGGTCAGCGTCGTCATCGCCACGCTTTCCCCTTCTCGGCGTGCCGGATCGCGTCGCAGCCGTCGCACAGCAACCGGAGGTTCCAGTCGCTGTCCGAGCCACCTTCCGTGCGTGGCCGGATGTGATCGACCCGCCACGAATCGGGCTTGCCGCATTTGGCGCAGATCCCGCCGTCGCGATACTTGATGCGATCGCGCGCTTTTCGCCAGTAATCACTGGTGTAAAACGCGTCGGTGGGCTTTTTCGGGGCTGGTTTCCACCCCAGCGGACGGTGTTTCGGCGGTGCGAAGGGCATGTATTTGGTGTCCTGTCGAGCCGCTGAGACACTATCCCTAGATCGTGACAATTTACTGGTCATTCGTGTGCGCTTTTGTCAAGCGCCGATTCGGGTCGATTCTGGTGTTTTTGGTCCGTTCCGGCCTCTTTTTTCGCTTTTCCCCGCTTTTCCCGATCACCTCGCACTCTCGTCCAAGGCGTTCGCCACGACGACCGCCTGGCCCCAACACCAACAGCCCGCCGGAGAGTGCGGTTCATGGGATGAACCGGCCAGCGCGCAGCGATCACCGTTCCAGCGATCACACGAGCGCCCCGTGCCGTATTGAGCACTACCCGCGATCGCCGCGCGGATGATTTCCAGACGACGCTCTCGCGCGATTTGTTCTCCCACCGCGCTCTCCAGCCTGTCCGCGAGATATTGTCCACGCCTTTTCCGGAAAATGTCCACGCCTCTCCCTCCGAGGAACGGATTTCTCCCGTTTTTCTCTCCGAAAAGGTCACGCCTTTTTCAGAAAAGGTCACGCCTAAATCGCCAAAATCGATCAAAACCCAGATTTTGACCGGATTTTTCGATGGTAACCGGGGTTTTTGGTGGCTTTTACCTGCGTTGGTC